AATCACAGGGGAATGAAAATCTTTGAAAGCCAATAAGGACAAGGGTTTAGCTAGGAAATGAGTCCAAGTAGACTGGGAAGCAATAATTGATCAGCTGATAAGTTTTAATAGAGTAAAGGAATCGATAGGTTAGCTAAGGGAAGCGGTGTGTTAGGATAATGGAACGATAAGCTTGAGCTGTACGGCTTGAGCATATTTCCTAAAGCATTCCGAGCACTTAAGCTCTCGACGCCTAGGATATCCAATCCCCTTGCTGATATCATAGACTGATATACGCTTACATGATGCAGTAAAGCATCGCCCTGAACGATCCGCGGGCTTCACGTAGATTACTCTCCCGTTGCGGTCGACGTACCGCTTGCACTCCTCTGTTGATTCTCCGAGTTGTTCTGTCATATATTCAATCCATGTCATTGCCGCGCAAAAGTAAAGCTACAATAGATTCCGAGCTCCAGTACGTTTCAGAGATTACCGAGCTCCACTTCGGGATGAAGCTCAATTACCGCCAGCTTGAAAAGCAGGTCGCCGCGATCATCAGCGAGAAGATAGAAGGCTACTTCTACCAGCGTTTCAGGGATTGGACCGTGGTCGACCTTATGGCACTCAGGGAGGCCTTGGGTCCGGCTGATAAGGAGAGCAGGAAGACAGACCGCCAGCGATACCGCGAGGAGCTGGATCGCATCGCCGAGGAAGCCGCAGGGATTGCGAAGGACTAATGGGCAAGTCTCGCGAGAATCGCATCGCACAGGTCAAGCTTGAGTTCGACCTGATCCAGTCATGCCGTGACCGTGGCATCGATCCCGTTGCTGAGTTCTGGAAAACGCTAGCCCTGGTGGATGACCCGGCAATCAAGGCGAAGCTTCTGCTGGAGCTCTTCGATTACATATACCCCAAGAAGAAGGCAGTGGAGCATACGATCAGCCTCGACACGACGGCGCAAGCCTTGTCCCATGACGACGTAAGGGCCATCCTTGCGGCCGATCCTTTCACAGCTCCGAGGGCGCTCAATGAGCCTAAACCCTGAGGCGGTCGCAGCCTACCGCTTGCATATTGCCAAGGGCATCGAGGAGCTGCATAGCAGGTGGCATCCTCATCCTGCTCAAGTCGAGATAGGCCGGGCCTTGCTGTCTGGGGGCTTCCTCGACGTGTTCGCCCAGTGCGGGCGGAACTTCGGGAAGACTGAGCTGGTGGGGTACCTGACGTGGCGCTATGCCTTCACCTTTCCGAAGTCTGAGAACTACTATTTCGCCCCGTATATGAAACAGGCTCGGGAGATCATGTGGGCTAGCCGGCGCATTCAAGACTTCGGTCCCAAGTCATGGATCGAGAGTGTCAACAATACCGAGATGCGTATTACGTTTAAGAACGGCTCGTTCATCAAGCTAGACGGATCCGACAACGTGGACGCCTACCGCGGCGTCAAGCCCAAGGGACTGTCCATCTACGACGAGTTCAAAGACTTTAGGCCTGAGTTTCACGAAGCCTACGACCCAAACCGAGCCGCCTTCAACTCGCCATTGCTGATCATCGGGACGCCTCCCGAGTTCGAAGGCCAGTTCACCAAGATCGCCGAGGAGTGGTCGTCGAACAAACGGAAGTCATACTTCACCTTCCCGACTAGCTCTAACCCTCATATCTCCCGCAAATGGCTAGACGAGAAGAAGGCAGAGCTGATCGCCTTGGGTGAAGAGGACAAGTGGTTCCGCGAGTACGAAGCCAAGTTTGTCCGTGGTGGATCTAAGCGGGTGTTCCCCATGCTCAACCCTGACAAGATTGTCAGGGCCTATGGTCAGATCATCCAAGAGATTTACCGCGATCGTAAGAAGCTCGAATGGTTCGCATGGGCTGACCCTGCTGGAGCGTCGTGTTTCGCTGTTCTGTACGGTGCAATCAACCCCTACACTCGTAAGGTGTACCTGCTCGACGAAATATACGAGACAAGCCAGGGTGAGATGACGGTTACTAAGATAGGCAATCGCATCCTAAAGACTACTCGTGAGATATTTGGAGACATGGGCGACTCTGAATGGCGCATGGGATACGATGAAGCTGAAGCTTGGTTTGCTAACGAGATGTTAGATCAGTTCGGTATCCACTTCGAGCCCACCCAGAAGGCCAAGAATGAGAAGGACAAGGGCATCACGCTGATCAAGGACATCCTGCTAGCTGATAAGCTAGTTGTCTCGGACCGCTGCAAGAAGCTGATCTGGGAAATGGACAACTATCAGAAGGACGACCACGGCAAGTTCGTCAAGAAGAACGACCATTTGATCGATTGTCTTCGGTATATTTTAGGCGCATCGTATTACAACTTGAACGAGACTGTGGAGTATAACCCCGAGAAAGACGAGATGTGGCGTGGAGCCCGTATCGAGGATGACTTTCCAAGTCTCAGGAAAAAGGGAGAAGACGAATGGGACTCGGACTTAGCATCTTGGTGATTGCATTGGTTACTATACAGACCATGGCATTAGTTGCCTTGGGTTGTTGGGTATTCTGGCTTGCAACTGAGCTAAAGGCCATGCAAAAATCAACTCACTCGATTCAGTACGTTCCTGTTGATAATAAGTTTCAGAACATTACAGAAGAACTGAAACAGGACCTTACTAGAGATTTGTTTGAGAACGTGGGGTAACGGATGAACTCAGCTTACACCTTTGATGATTTGGATAACCTGACTTATGTCATGCCTAGTAAGTCGATCTATGCGTATGACTTAGACGACGAGAAGAACGATAAGGATGTCCTAGAGTGGCTCAAAGGTGAGCGAGATTATCTTAATGGCGAATCTCAATCCCGCATTCAGACAATGCGTCGCAATCTGGCCTTGTACAAAGGTGTACAATATCAGGAGATGGAAGCCCGGATTGACGCTAGGGATAGGGCTTCGGATCGAAACTCGTTCGTTCGTAAGATTGTAGCAAACCACTTGTTCGACTTGACCAAGAACCGGGCAAGTCGTCTGGTCAAGTTTAGGCCAGCTGTAGCTATCTTGCCGACTAATGACGAGCTTGAGGACAAGCTTGCGGCTAAAAGCTGTAAGATGCTTCTCGATCATATCTGGTATGAGACTGAGTTTGAGGGTGTGATACAGACTCAGCTTGCCACCTATGCGCAGGTAATGGGTGAGGTGTACCTGTTCGTAGAGTGGGACACTGCCAAAGGTGACATTTCCCCTGCTTATCAAAAAGCTTCTAGGGGTGGGCAGCGTATTCCTATGCTGGACGACAAGGGCCAGCAAGTCATAGACCCTCAAGGGAATAAAATCTACGTCGACAGGGTAATCCGTATTGGGGACGTTGATTACAAGGTAGTTCTTGCTACCGATGTCCTTCTGCAAAAGAAGGCTAAATGGGTAGACGTTGATTACTGCTTCCAAGCGGAAGTGGTATCTACTGACGTTCTTCGTATGCGGTACCCTAAGAAAGCTGCAGACATTAAAACTGAAGACGTTCAGATTTACGATTACGAGACGATGACTGAGAAGCAGTCTAAGCGTGAGGCTATCGTCTGGACGTTCTGGCATCGCAGATCGGAGCAGCTAGATTCAGGCCGAAAGATTGTCTTCACGAACGACGTGATTCTCGAGAATACACAATTCCCCTTTAGCCACGATAAGTTACCTTGCGTACGGTTTACTGACCAAGACCTGCCTGGAGAACTTCACGGCGTGAGCTTCTATGAGCAGATTAAGGGGCTTACTGGCACTTATAATAACATTACTAATATGCTTATTCGTAATGCTGTTATGGTTAGCCATCCTAAGTGGTTCGTTCCTGCTGGATCTGTTGCGCTGGATCGACTCGGAAACGACATAACCATTGCACAGTACAAGGGACCGACCCCCCCTCAGCTTGCCGTCCCACCAAGTATTCCGAGTGATTTGTTCGGATTTAGGGATAAGCTGAAAGAGGAGTTTCAGCAGATCTCAGGAGTCTTCGGCGTAAGCCGCGGGGAGCCACCTGCAGGGATTAAGGCGGGTGTGGCGCTTCAGTTCCTGTCAGAGCAGGAAAGCGAGCGGTATAACGAGCTAGTTTTGAAATGGAACGAAGCCATTCGTCAAATTGCTGAGATGACTATCGCTGTAGCTGGAGATTATTACGATGAGTCTGATGAGCGTATGGTCCGGGTACTCGGCAAAAACAACGAGTACATGACCGAATTCTTCAAGGTGAGCTCCTTGGAGAAGGATTACGACATTCGGATTCAGAATAGCTCGGCTTTGCCTAAGTCGGTAGCTGCACGGACGCAGACTCTGCTCGATCTGTCGGAGCGGTTTCCAGATCAGTTTACGGGTGAGCAGGTTATCGATATGCTCGACCTTGCCCAGAGTGATAAATTCACGGATGCGGCTACTGTTTCTGTTCGGACTGCAGAAGCTGAGAACGAAAAGCTGTATGAAATCGATGATGCTGACAAGCTATCCCCTGCAGAGTTTGAGAATCATATCATCCACTGGAAGATTCACACTCGGCAGATGCAGGAGTTTCAATTCAAGTACAAAACTGCTGCTGATATTAAAGAACGGTTTAAAGATCATGTGCTTGCGCACGAAATGCTCATGACTGAACAGGCAAAAAAGTCTCCAGCGTTTGTTAAGCAGCTTGAAACATTGCCGATGTTCCCAATGTTCTATGTTGAAGTACAAGCCCCCCCGCCGCCTGTGGAGCAGGCTGGCGTCCCCCCTGTTGCGGCGCAATCCATGGAAGGTCAGGCTATCCCGCCACAACCTACTGATCTTTCAGCGTTCCAGCAACAGGGGATGCCTTCAAATCAGCTTTTGACCGGGGCTCCGGGTCAAGAGGTTAATGCCCAGCTGCCTCCAATGGACCAGCAACTGGGTGGTGGGGCAGTGCCACCAATCGGGCCAGTAAGTTCAATCTAAGGAGAAATGAATGTCAGAGACTAATGCCGCACAAGTATCTGCCACTCCGTCGGGAGGGGTAGAAAATGCCGAGCCAGTAGTAGTTCATGGTGGAGATTCACCAGTATCGTGGAGTGAGCTTGAAAGCCTTCATGAACAGGCTCCAGCCAAGAAGGAAGCCGCGCCTAAAAAGCAGAAAAAAGAAGAGGTTTCTGAAGAACCCGAGCCTGTAAAAGCGGAAGGCAAAAAAGTATCTGACAAAAAAGATGCGGCACCTATTGAAAAGGCCGCTACTCCTGCCAAAATATTGAAATTGAAGAGTGGCGAGCAAACGCTCGACATTGCAGCCGATGCGATGGTCCCCGTCAAGATTGATGGAAAGACTACTCACGTCCCTCTGCAAGAAGCGATCAATCGCTACTCTCAACAGAGTCATCTGGATAAGGTTTACAACACTTACAAGGCTGAAAAACAGTCTTTTGAAAGTGAACGTGAATCGATCTCAAAGGCTCTGAATAAGTCTTATGACTTACTTGTGAACCAAAAGGACCTGAGAGGGTTCATGGAGCACTTCGGTGAGGCATTGGGCTTGGATGCGCAAAGGCTTTACGATGATGCCGTGACAAAAATCAAGGCACAGGCGGAAGAGCTTTCGGCGCTCACTCCTGAGGAACGGAAGCTTCGGGAGTTAGAAGAAGAGAACAAATATTATCGTTCTCGCATGGACGCTAAAAAGCAAGAAGTGGAACAGGCTAAATCCATGCAGCAGCTGGAAAGCCAAGTTACCAAGGTTCTTGAATCTAATGGGATGACTAAGGAGGACTTGGTTAACTCATGGGATGAGCTAGTGGAGCTGGGTTATGAGAAGGAGTCAATCACTCCTGAGTTCATTGCCAAGTACCACGGCAATCGTAAAAAGATTAGTTTTATCGAAGACACGCTCAAGGGCATTAGTCCTGAGCTTGCTTCGGACCAGAGTGTGATCGAGGAGCTTGCGACAAACGCTATCACCTTGGATGCCTCTCAAGAGGAAATCCTTGAAGCGATCAAAGAGCTGTACGGTGACGACTCGGTTCAAAAATTAAACAAGAAGATCAATCGAAGTATGCGGGCAAACGCTCAAGGTGGGGCGAAAGCCGTTAAAAACCCTGGCTCTGATCCGCTGTTCTTCGATGACATAACCTAATAAGGAATTGAAATCATGGCACAATTCAGCCTTCAGTCGGCTACCGACCTCTTTAAAATTAAATATGGTAAATTGAGCGAGAACACCTACAACTCGGCTAACGTGTTGTTGGGTCGCGTTAAGAAACAATACAACTTTGTCGGACGTAAAATGGACATCGCTGTTCCTACTTCGTTCGCCGGTGGTGTTGGCTCGGGATCTCTCCCGACCGCTAACTTCTCGGCTACCGAGATGGCGGAAATTAGCGCAAAGAAAATGTACTCGGTCATTCAGATCGACCGCGAATCCGTAAAAGCTTCTGCACAATCTGAAGGCGCATTCGTTGAAATGACGAAGTACGCTGTTCAAAAAGGTGTTGAAAGCTGGATGCGCAACATGAGCCGCGCATTGTTTAACGACGCATCTGGATCTCTCGGTGCTGGAGATGGCGCAACGAACGTAACTGGGGCTGGTACTTCTGGTTCTCCTTACGTCGTTGTCATCGGAGCAGCTAGCTGGAAGGAGTCTAACTGGGAAGAAAAAGACTTTGTTAACTACCAGTCTGAAACCACTCAGCTGGAAGTTATTGAAGTCGTTCCTGCTACCCGCACTGTAAAGCTTGTCGGTACCTCCGCTGGCCTCGCAGCACTTGTTGCTGCTCCAGGTCCAGTTCCTACGACCAACAAGTTCTACATGCAAAACTCTCTGAACAACGACCCAGCGGGCCTCAAGGGTATCCTTGATAAAACCCCTGGCGTCGGCGTTCAAGCTTACGGAATTGACGTTCAGCGTCGCTGGCAGAGCACCCAGCTCGCAGCTGGCGGAGCTGGCTTGACCACTGACCTGATGAACCAGCAAATGCTGGAGATTCAGCGCAAGTGCGGCAAGGTGCCTAACTTGATCATCACTTCGTTCACTCAGTACCGCAAACTGTTGAACGTCCTCGAAGATCAGAAGCGTTATCAACTCGACCCACGTTCGAAAGACCTTGTTGGCAAGGTTTCGTTCTCGGGTGTTGAGTTCATGAGCTCGGCTGGCCCTGTCGGCGTGTTCCCAGAGCGTTTCTGTGAAGATGACCGCATGTACATGCTCAATGACAACTTCATTGAGATTCATCACCGCCCAGACTTCGGATGGTTCGATGATGATGGCTCGGTCTTCTTGCGCACCAGTGGCGATGCGTATGAAGCACGTTTCGGCGGATACCTCGAAACGTACATCGTGCCTCCGTTCCACGGCGTGATCAGCGGACTTGCTACCTAAGGATCGGGTAGCGACAGGGGGGTGGGGACACTGCGGGTCCTGGCCCCCCATTTTTATACAATTAACCCGAGTTTAACCGGAGAAATAATATGTTACGTTCAATTCAATCCACTCAACGCCTTCCTCGCCAACTTCATTTCAAAGTAGATGGAACTGGATCTTCGTCGATTGTTATCGGATCGAAAGATGCTGTTCTTACTAAGCAAGGAACTGGACGTTTTACTCTTACCTTCGATCAGCCTTTCGCTCGTGAGTGCGTGGCTGTTGGAAGTGTTGTATATGGAGCTGCTGGCTTGATCTTGTCAGTTTCTGCCTCTTCAGCTTCTGCTGTATCGGTTCGCATGTACGACGGATCTGGTGTTGACCAAGACGCAGACTTCCACTTGATCGTTCAAGGTTTTGACGCAGCGGACGAGTACTAAACGCTAGTCAGGCCCGGTAGCTCAGGGGTAGAGTAGCTTTAAGCGCGGCACTTAAAGCGGGTCAGAGGTTCGAATCCTCTCCGGGCCGCCTAACGGGGGTTTAAAATGGCTAGTGTTCAACGCCTTGTTCTTCAATCCGGCGCAATTTCTGGAGCTTCTGGATCAACAGACGCCATGAGCCTTGAGGCTTATGTGACGGATGTTATCGGATCGGTAGTTTGCTCCGCTGCTGGGTTTACTACTTTTGATGCTTATCTTCAGCACTCGCCAGACGGTACGACCTGGTTCGATGTCGTGCAGCTTGCAAAGCCAGGTGGCGGCTCACTGGCTGCTACCGGGGCCATGATCGCTTCCACGACTAGCCCGATCTTGGGCAAGGTTCGGATGCGGTGGGCGCTCACAGGTGGTGCTCAAACTGCTACTGCCGACTTTGTGGTCTATTACGATAAGAGGAAGTAATGTCAAAGGTTGACCTTTATCCCACGCAAACCTCTTCTCCGAGTGCAGCACAGGTTCAAACTGGGACCGTTATTGGGAATAAAGTAGCAGCGGACGTCAACCTTTTAGGCGGAACGGTAACGGGGACCTTTGAGCCGACTGGGCTTAGTACAAACGTAAAGACTTCAGTGATGATCGTTACTGATGTCCCCGCTTTAGTGACCCCCTCTCCACTCGCTGACCGTAATGCCATGTCGATTCGCGTCTGGGGAGATCAGACGGTTTATTTTGGCGAGGATGTTACGGTATCTTCAGCCAACGGGTACCCTAAGACTACGCTGGAAGAGTTAGCACTCGATATTAAAGAGAATCCAGCAATGGAAATCTGGGCGGTGTGTGAAACAGGTAAAACCTCTGAACTAAGAGTATTGGAGTTGGCCTGATGGCATTCGTATCATCAACCTTCGCACCTTATGTCCCCCCTCTTAGAGAGAGAATCCTAACGGCGATTGATAGAGTGACAGTGATTAACTACTCAAACCTTGGGTCTTGCGAAGAAATTATAACAAGTATTGAATATACAGCGGCATCAATTAGCGCGACAGCAAAAGCCACTAAAGCGTTTACATACTCTGATACGACCTTCAGGTATGTAATCTCAGCTGTAAACTGGACAGTAGTCCCATGAGGAGAATGAAATGAAACTGTTAGACACAGAACTACTGGCCGATGTCGTGTCAGTATACGACCAAACCAAAACAACTATTCAAGGCAACATTGAAAATAAAACGTTCAATAGCGTGCCCGTCCTTGGTTCGCCCGTTACGAAATTTATCGACGTAGTTACAGACTCGGGTATCCAGCAAAACGGATTCACCTTTTGCACGACAAACAACCGACTCTTTATCATCGGCGCTGCTATCGGTTCTACCGCTCCAACTATCGCGCAACACCCGATCTTGCTTTATAACTTCGACCTGGCGACGGGCGCTTCGAGCTATGTCGGAAGGATCGTTGTCCAACTCCCGGTTGCTGCATTAGTGGCCCACACTTTCCGATCAATAAAAGTGATCGACAACCCGACCACGACTGGTTGGAAGATTTACCTGACTACATCTCAAAACTTTCTTCAATCGGGTCAATTTCTGGTCAACAACGTCGGCCAGTCCGACTTCGTTCAGGGTGCGTCACCCCCGCCGATTCAATACCCGATCGCTGCGGGTACAGACCAAAAAGCGGTGTTCCACCTTGGCCAAACTGCGGTTTCAAACAACCTGACAGGTACGCCGACACTTGGCACTCCTGTCACGTTTAACGTAGCAGGACACACCTACGTTAACGGAGATCAATGCTATATCAGCTCTCAGGCTGGCCCTGCATGGACAGCTTCAACATTCGTAGTAAATACGCGATATTTCGTCGTCAACGCTGGCGTCGGGACATTCCAGCTATCTGCTTCATTCGGTGGCTCCCCTCTCGCAGCAGCAGCAGGACCTACCTCGGTTGTCATCAACCAGATCAACACAGAGATTGAACCCGCAGGCGCGGTGCTCGATTTTGGAGCAAACAGACTTTACACGCACACGGGTTTAGCAGCGGCGCATCAGTATTTCGTGCGAAACACATCAGTAGCTCCCGTTTATGCGGCGGACTCTGGGGTGACGATTACAGCAGCGGCTCCGGGCAAGGTGCAAATCGTCGGGCACGGCTACAAAATCAACGATACCGTGATGTTACTATCGGGAACGGTGCCCGGTGGTCTAGCTCTCGCAACGGTTTATTTCGTTGTTAACCCATCAGCAAACGACTTTGAACTCAGCGCGACGGCTGGCGGTACTGGTATCACTACCTCTACAGCAGGCCTCGTGACTATCGGTCGAGCCTGGGGCTACACCAACTCTCAGTGGGTGCATCGGACGAGCATTCTTCCAGCATTGAGCGGTGTGATTCTCTTAACTGATTCGGAAAACCAAGCGACTCCCGTTGATGCTCCAGTTAACGGAGGGATTCTAAACGGCAATTCGTGCGCGTTCTTTGCGACAAGCACCAACATGTATCTCGGACTGCTCTCTGAGCTGACTGCAGGTGCGACCACGTGGCCGAGCCTAACGACCTCAAACTATCTCGGGGCGATTGGTCAGTATGTTGTTCCGTCTGCAATCAACGCTTCATGGTCAAACTCAATCGATCAAGCAATCGTGGCACTCAACACGGTTAAGTTTTTGACGAAAAAAGTCATCAACAACCAAATTGATACGGTGTTCGGCCAGATGGGCATCCGCCAATATGAAGCTGTAAACCCACAAGGCGTAGAGATGGAGTTTTTCGGCGCGCCTCAAGGATTCTCCAACCAGTTCGGGTGGCTGTTTTCAGTAGGACCGGCTTCGGTAACGGGTCAACGTGGCGTTATCGCGATGGACTTAAAATCTGATATCGCGTGCACGACTTCTTATATCGTTACGAAGGTTTTGGATTTTGTACCGACGACGACGATCAAGCGATTGAAAGCGACGGTTGAAAATAGAGACCCAGGCTCTCAGCTCGTAGTGTTCTACCGCACCTCAGGGTTCGGCAGCATCTCGGGTGGGTGGGTAATGATTAATCCAGACGAGGTTCAAGCCATCGGGTCAGTTTCTCAGATTCAATTCAAGCTTGGAGTCGCGGTTCAGTGTATTGGAAAGTCGACACCGATTCAGATTTCATCGTTTGCGGTTGGATATGATTCGCTCGAAGAGATGTCTGATTTCTGGGAATACTCTTACGACGACTCAAGCGTTGGAAGTCCGACCCGTTGCGGTTTCAGGCTTCGAGATACATATGCCGTAGCGGTGCCGAGCGCGCTTACTTTCCGGGCGTTTGATCTTTCAAACAATATGCTAGTATCTGAGAGCATCACAGCAGCACCGACCAAGTTTCAATATTCCACTGATGGTGGGACTACTTGGTTGGCATTGGGAACCATTCCAAACACGATTGGGACGTTGATTCGGTACACGTTCACTTCGCCTCCAGGCGTGGATATCCGACCGAGCTTGAGAGACTCATAAGGGGACACAATGAGTAACCAACTAATACAGAGCGGAACAGTCGTACAGAGCACGTCTCTTGCTTCAATCTGGGGCAATCAGCTAGTCACTGGCGGCGTCAAACAGGAGTCAAGTCAGGCGTGCATTGTCGATCTGATTCCGCCTGTATTTGGTGGGATTTCATTTTTAGGGTTAGGTGTTTTGGGCCAGTTTCAGATTCAGTATTCAGCTGGTTTAGATCCATCAACCCCGGTTAGATACGAGATTTATATCCAGGCCGGTACTGCGACTGGGCTTTTTAACTTAATCAATGTCGCGCTTGTGACGCAGTCATTGACCACTGACCTCTTCGCACTCGCTGACGGGTCACTTCTTGTGCCAGCCACAACTTACTTTGTCGGCGTGCGGGCAGTGGATGCTGTGGGGAATAGAGATTCAAACCTAGTATCCCTATCATTGGTCAGCCCTGGAATTACAGGCGCAAATATAGCCACGATTTCTGGTATGTTCGCGGTTGACGATACAAATGATTTTATTGGTAGCTTCTGGGTCGCTGATTCGCTGGGCACAATTACTAACCCGCTAAGGCTTGGGACCGCATCCTTCATCGTATACGACAACAACGGAAACGCCGTACCAGGATTTACGCAGAGTGGGATTATTCCAGATATCAATGGATTCTTCGAAATCACACCAATCCCGTCCATTTTGGATTTCGAGCATAACTTCTACGCGGCAAAGGTCACTATCGCAGTGGACGGGGTGCCGATCACCTACACGCTTCCAGTCACTCAGCAACCCGTGTTGCCGCAGTATGAGACGAGGGCTGTCTTCTCGATTAGCCCAATCAACCAGCTACAAGGGACCTTCTGGGTTATTAACAATACGGGCCAAGTCACTGATGACCTTGGGACTGCCTCATTCTCCATCCGGGACGTAAACGGAGCACTTATTGGGATAGCTCAATCCGGGCTTGTCGCTGACGTTAACGGGTTCTACAAAATGGCTCCAGTTAGTGCTTCAGTGTTAACGTCCTTAACTCACTACACCGTGCAAATAGAAATCAATGCGCACGGCGGCCCACGGACTGGTTGTGTAGGACTGAGCATCGCGGAGTAAACATGGCACTGAGACGCGCTCAAATGCTAACTTCGACGAATTACTGGCAAGAGGTAAACCTTG